TTGAAGGAAGAGAACTGCTGCTTCCTGAACAAGGAGCTATGGAACTACACCGGCCTGCGCGCTGACATGGCCCAGAATTTGAAGACCCATGCATCGCAATATTTGAACAACCCCGTGTTGGCCGCAATGTCTGACTTCCTGCGAGCGGATCTCATCCAGGCAACTCTTGGCTGGACTTCGATTCCACGTGGGCGTTGTTTCACAACGATCGATCTGGCCTACAGTGACAAGAAGGGTCGCGACTACACAGTGATGGCCGTGGGTGATTTCCATGACGACGCGCTGTACATTCGAGATATCATACGCGATCGTTATCGGCCTGAGCAGTACGCTCCTGCAATTATTCAGATGATCGTGGACTACAATCCAGAACGTATTGGCATCGAGCACACGAATGGATCAGACTGGCTTGAACAGCAGGTACGTGAATTGGCCTATCAGCGTGGAGTTCAGCTCCCGCCGATCGATATGATCTCGCTTGGAGCCGGTGTAGATGCGTCTAAAGAGACCCGTATTAGAGGATTAGGGTATCCACTCAAGCATCAGAAGCTGTTCTTCGATGATAGGATTGAATGTCTCGAGGAACTGTACAGCGAGTTTGTCAAATGCTCTGTTAAAGGAGCCAAGAAGGACATACCTGATGCTATCTCCCGCCTGTGGGAAACCTACGCTCCGGTAGCAAGACAGCCTACCTCGAAGGAACAGCGTGTCGAGGACTGGAAGAAGCAGCGCGAAAAGGACCAGTACGATATGATCTTTCAGCAAGGCAAGTTTGCCTATCGTCAGCCGGAGATTCAACAGCTTCCTGAATCTAAGGTAGACACTGATCCTTACACTGGACTACCTAACGGGAGCGTCTGGGAATAATACATGGCCCTTATCGAACAAGCCCCTCCAGCACCAGCAGTCATCCCGGTAATGAAAATCGGGAAAGACGGCTCCATGGACAACCTGACTGCACTGCATATCGTGCAGAAGGACGTTCGTGAGGCTGAGACTTACATGTCTCAACGCCAGTGGCTGTTACGCTGGAAGGAAATCGACGCTCTGTATCAATCGCCTCGTCCCATTTCTATGTGGGAAGGCACCATGACACCAGAGTCCAACGTGGTGTCCTACATGGTGGCTAAGCACACGAATGCTCTCGTCCCGGCTATTATGGGTTCCACGTTCTATCAGGATCCCTTCTTCAAGCTTCGTCCAACTCCTTCCATGACCGAAGAGATGGCCCGTATGAAGGAGACTCTGTTCTCGTCTACCTTCCGTGAGGGTGATCTCGAAAGCACAATGTGGGATCTGTGGTTCTACACGGTGCTGTTTGGAACCGGTATTGTGAAGTTCGGTGTCTGCGAAACCACAAAAGAAAAGACAACCTATAAGCGCAAGGGGCGCAAGGCATCCATCAAGACGAAGTACACCACCACTCCTTTGGAAACCGCTGAGTCGAAGGACATGGAAGCCACCGACAAAGAGGAAGAGTGCTGGTATCCTGAGCTCACCCACATTCCTAACGAGCAGGTGCTCGTCGATCCTTCTCTGGGCAAACCCGACATTCGCAAGGCGAAGCATGTTACACACGTCATGGATATGAATGGCTATGACCTGCTTGAATATGCGAAGCAGCACAGAGATGAAGAAGGCTATACGATTCCTTCAGATGATACGATTCGCAGCTGGTTCGACACACCAGTCGATCCTGCTGGGGCCGTGTCTACACCAGAAGCTCAGTTGGAGATGTCAGTTGTCGTAACCCATGCTCAGCCTCGCATGGAAACCTACAGTGGCGATCCTCTGATGAAGCCTTTCAAGGCCTGGGAGCATTGGACCGGCAAACGTGTGACGCTCGTCATAAACGAGAAAGAAGTATGGCGTAACGCTGCAAATCCGTGGAACAAGATTCCTTTCTACTCCGCTCACTGGTGGAGAATTCCAAATGCATTTTGGTCGCTCGGAGTTGGTCACCTTGCTGGTCAAGATCAGCGTGTTGATCAAGGTTCGCGCAACGCTGCACTCAACCTGTTGAGCATGGCTGTGAACCCACCAGTGCTGCGTACTCGTGGCAACGATCAGCCAGGACAGAATATTCGTCTGCGTAAGGGAACCATTCTCACGGTTGACGGTGATGATATCAACAAGGCCTTTGGCTTCATGAAGATGCCTACGGTCCCACCTGAATTGTGGACTATGCTGGCTGCATCGAACAGCTCGGCTGAATCCAATACAGGTGCAGATCAGACGCTGTCCCAGGGAAGTACTGCTGGACCTCGAAGCTCCATTGTGCGCACTGCTGGTGGAGCAGCCGAGGTAGCATCCGCGCAGGCAACTCGCCTACAAGGACCAATCACTCGCTTTGTCAAGACTGTTCTCGAACCATGGATCTATCAGGTTGACGATATGATCAATGAGGAAATGCCTGAGAAGCAGATCATGTCCATTTTGGGTGAAGAGCACGGGCACGAGTATATTCAACAGAATTGGGACTTGGAAAAGTACTTGAACTCCAAGTGCAAATTTGAGATTCTGGCAGCTCAGCACTTGGCAGCGAAGAAGGGCATGGTGCAGATGCTCCCGCTCATCGCTCAGGTGTTTGAAGGACAGCTATTGCAGCAGCTGAACAACACCGGCTGGACGATTGATGCCAAGGAACTCGCCATGATGTTCATGGAAATCAGCGAATTCAGCAACCGTTTCGATTTGATTCGCCGGATGACGGATGATGAAAAACAACACCAGATTGCTATGGCACAGGCTCCAGCGCAGGCGAAGGCTGGTGTGCAGAAAGACGTTGACAACAACAGAGCCTTGAACGAATCTGAACAGATCAACCAGAAGAACGAGAATCGTGCAGAAGAAATCGTTCTGCGCAAGGCGGTGGAGACTGCTCTGACGCCTGAACTTATCACAGGTATGGCCGGTGGCCCTATCGGTGAAGAGTATGGGGCTGGATAATGGGCCAAGCTTGGGAACGGTTTGTAGGGAAATGGGGCGGGAATCCTGCTCCTGAAGAAGTTGCTGGAGTGATGCCCGCTGAAGTTCCTTGTGCTCCTCCAGTTGTTCAAGCTCAAACACCGAAAGCCATCATTGAGCGAGCCTTCGAGAACATCGATGAGCTGAGCCCGTCGCAACGCACCGATCTCGAAGAAACAAGAGACTCTGATGGATTTGAGGTTCTTGACATTCTATTCGAACGTGTTCTCGGCGGCTTTACCAGGGATCTGCTTCACACAGATCCAGCTGACAAAGAAGCTGTCGCCTCCAAACATGCTGTAGCACACGCTGCTTGGCTGTTCCGCGAAAGCATCGCAAATCAGATTGAGATTGAGATCAAGGCCAATCACATCGAGAAGATGGAAGACGAGTTGATCAATCGCATCAAAGGTGGCGACCCAGCTCCCGATATCGAAGATCAGAACGTTCTTGGCAGAGTTCTGGATCCAACATACGTTCCACCAGCTGACGATGAAGTTCCTGCCAGGAGTAATAGTAGAAAGGCACGAAGCTCCGAATGGAGTAATCCAGTGGCGGACCTGATCCGCTGAGAGGTAAGCTATGAGTAGACCGACATTTCTGGACAACGAAGGCACCACGACGGTAGTAGAGACCGCTCCTGAAACTGAAGGAGAAGGCACTCCCGCTCAACAGCGTGCACATCCTGCACGCAATGTCTTCGATCCACCGGCTGATGACGCTCCAGAGGGCGAACAAGAGCAGGTTGAGACCGAGCCAGAGCATCATTCTCACGTGCAACCTCGCGAAGGTGGTAAGTTCACCAAGGAGACGGATGCTGTCGTCGAACCACCAAAGGTCTACGTTCGCGAATTCACTGATAAGTCTGGGCGCAAGACACGCATCGAGGCTGCATCAGAGTCTGAGCTGGCTGATAAGCTGGTGGATCACTACAAGAAAGCTGCAGATGCGGTCGTTGATTACCGCCAGAAATACCAGGTTTTCGAGGAAGGCAAGATTGTCCCCACATTCGAGCCTAAGCCTCTGAGCGCGGAAGACAAGGTTCGTATCTCCCGCAAGATGCAGGATCCCCGTACGGTGGACGAAGCATTCTCTGAACTCCAGAAGGCAATGACGGGAGAGTCACCTGAGGAGTATCGTCAGCGTGTGGGTCAAGAGGCCCATGAAGCTCGCATGCGCGAGCGTTTCCACCAGGTAGATCTGTTCAATGTAGCCCACCCAGACTTCCCACCGACCGAAGAGGCCAAGAAGGTCATGGTTGACATGTTCGCGGCCAAGCAGAAGGCCGAACAGGATCGCAAGAACGATCCGAAGTTGACAATTGAGTGGAATAAACACAATCTGGATATTATATATGAAGAGGCTATTCAGAAAGGTCTAATCACCCCACTGGAACTGACCTCACAGGAGAAGGCACCTGAAAAGGACGCCGTTGTTGACCCTCCTGTCAAAGCTGACCCAGCCAAGGCTAATCCCGAGACGGCAGCGGAGAAAACAAGGCCACGTGGAACTCGTCGTACCGGCTTGTCACCGAATGATTCCAGCGTTTCAGCTGGTCATCAGGCTCAAGCGTCAGACGAAAAGTTCCGTGAAGAAGTGAAGGGTATGAGCAAGGACGAGATTAAGCGTCGTGTGAAAAACGACCGCGTCTTCCGTCAGAAGCTCGACTCGTTCAAGTGGTAACACTTGCACTTCGGTTTTGAACTCCCTGTACAAACAGGGTAAGTAGGCTTCACATGGCTGGCTATTCTCCAACCTCAGCTCTTTCGAGCAATCTGCCCCAGTCCGCCGCGACGTACTTCGATCGCGACTTCGTGGACAACCTGAAGCAGTTGACGCCATTCTACCGTTGCGTAGAGCGTCGCGAGCTTCCTGAAAAGAGCGGTTCACAGCACCGTCTCTACATGTATCAGCCTGGGTTCGGTATTGCATTCAACATCAACCAGGCCTCAGAAGGTACCGTGCCGTCTGGCATCGCACCTGCTGTCAACACTGACAGCGCGCAGGTCGGTCAGTACGCCGACTACTGCAACGTCTCTGACTTCGCGTTGGAAACGACCATCGACCCATGCCTCGAAAACCTCGAGAAGGAAATGTCCTACCGTCTGGCAGGAACCATCTCCACTCTGGTCAAGGGTGTGTGGGACGGCAGCTCCGTCGTTGATGCAAACGTCAACCAGAGCCTGTCAAGTTCCAACGTCATCGTTCGCACCGTGTTGACGTCGTTCGCGCAGGAACTCCGCATGAGCAATGTCCGTTACTATGAGGACAACAAGTTCATCGGAGTCATCACGCCTCTGGCGATTGGTGACACCCTGAACGACACGGCCAACAACGGCCTGATCGACATCTACAAGCACACGCTGAAGGGTCTTGACCGTTTCCTGGACATCCCAGGCTCTGACGGTGGAGCTGACCCAGTGGTTCCTGTTCTGGAATTCGGCGGACTCCGCTTCTACGAGTCTTCGCTGGTCACCCAGACCTCGAACTACAACAGCACCGGAAAAACGGGTTACAGAACGTATCTTTCCGGTCACCAGGGCATCATCGGTATCTCGCTTGGCGTGAAGGAAAACAGCCAAGTTGGTGACGGTGATTGGCACAACATGCAAATCTGGCTGATGCGCCAGGGCGTGCCAACGGACTCCGATCCGACCCGCGTCATCGGTGGTTGGGTGGCCTACAACGTGAAGCTGGTCTTCACGACTCCGCCTGACACTGTCATGCGTCTCCGCTACGCGGACGCTGTGTCCGGTCTGGCTATCTAAGCAGCTTGGTCAGCTGTTGCGCAACACTGGTGGTCGTATGAAATTGGCCGCATCGCTCGGCCCGTCTCTCCGCCGCCGTCGTGACTATATGAGCAGACCACAATCGAACTTCGAGACGAGGGACTGGCAGTATCAACTGTTAGTCCCTCCCTCGCATATCAATGAAAAGGAAACGCAAACCAATGGCTGACGCCAACGAAGTTAAGCAGTCCCTTCCTGTCGAGTCCGACCTGGACAAAGAACTCAAACAAGCTGAACTGGAATCCAAGCGGGAGACGCTCGTCAAGCTGAAGCGTGAGAACGCTGAGGCTCGTCAGAAGAGTGCTGATAAGCAACGTGCTGAGAGCAAACTCCAAGGCGTAGAGCAGCGTCGTGAGCTCAAGAAGAAAGTCGAGCGCAATATCTGCAATCACAAACAGGGCGGCGAAGATGAAGCCGGTCTGGTCCAGGGCGATGACAACAACTTTGCCATCAATGATGAAGTGACCCTTCTCAATGAGAACGAGTACCGTTGCACGCGCTGCGACGCTGTGTGGACCAGAGCCAACTCCTGGAACAAGAAGCTGTACGGTTACACCTATCAGGAAGTGAGCAAGCTTCCTCATAAGGGTTTCCGCAAAGCCGTTCCGATCACATTCACCATCCCTGGTGTGAATGCTCCGTTGCCAGAAGGCTGGCAGTTGAACAAGACGACCAAGGTGCCTGAGCTGATGGATGGATGGGAGCTTGCTACGGATCCTGAGACCGAGCTACCGATCACTCGTAGAATCGGCGATACCGAGGCCGTAGAGGTCTAACTTCCGGTCTCTAAGTGAGGAGTTAGACATGGGCAACGCCACAGTCCGAGTGCAGGATGTAGTAGATTACGCGCTGACCTTTCCCGAGGTCACAGCGGTCCTGCCTAATCCGGGCTATTCCTACAAGAAGGTCTACCAGATCATGAACAAGGTGATGCAGGAGATGTTGTCCTTCACCTTGAAATGGCCCTTCAACCGCAAGGAATTTCCAGCTCTCGTGACGAACTCCTGGCAGGAGGACTATGCAACCAATCTGGTTGATGTAGGTTTCCTACAAGATGGTACGTTGCTCGAGATCAACAACACTGCCAATCCTCAACCTATCTGGCCTCTCGAGGTCACTCAGAACCTGCCGCGCATTAGTCAACAGTTTGGTCGCCCAGGACAGGTGAGTGCCTATCTCAACAAGAATCTCAGCTTTGCCACATGGGGTGCAGTCAATCCTGGTGGCACACTCTCAGGACCAAACCCTCAAGCCTCACAAGTAGTCGGCAACCCTGTTGGAGCACCAGTCACGCCTGCGAATCCATATCTGCAATGCATTGATGGGAACGGTGGACTCTGGGTGCTCACTGGGTTAGGTGGCTATGCCGGTAAGGTTACGTTGGGCACCTTCAACCCGTTCGATCTTGCCATTTCAGCGACATCTATGAATGGAGCCAACGTCCTCACTGTCACTGCTCCAAACAACGTGAAGGTAGGCAACCAGATTCTCTTGACCGGTACGGCAGAAGTATTCCTGAACGGTCAGATTGTGACGGTAGCATCGGTTATAGGCTCGGCTCCGAATCAGACGGGGTTCACAGCGACTGGTGTCACGCACGCGACCTATTCTAACGCCTCGGACACAGGTAAGGCCTTCTATGTGCAGACTTACCCGACATTCGTATTGCCAACCACAGTTCCATCGACGGTTGCGGATGGCACAGGAACGTGGACAGCGGTGAATCCAAACGGCTATGGATTCCGCCTGAGTCCGCTGCCGCCTCAGACTGGCGTGCCTTATCAGGCTTGGTTGGTCTATCAAATGAGACCACCACAGTTTGGATTAGGTGGAGCAAATGGCCCAGGTATGAGCCAGACGATTGACCCAGTTCCAGATGATTTTGCAGGCTTCTTTCAGGATGGATTCGTGGCTCACATCTATCCGATGAACCCGGATCCAAAGGTGAGAGCGAAGCATGCTGACGCAGTTTTGAAATGGAAGGAAAGCATCAAAGAGGCAAAGACGGCATCGGATCGCACCAGGGATTCAGCTATCATGTTCCCGAGCACCACGATCATGGGATCGGGATATGATTCAGCTCCAAACCCGGCGTATCCGTATGGACCACCGTTCTAAGTTCTGCTTCGGCAGATGCATCAGTCTCGTGGCAGAAATACGAGACCCGACCCAGCGGCCCGTGAGGGGCTGGGACAAAATTTATGTCTACTCCACTTTCAGCTACGATTTCATTCGTTCAACCGTTCGTCTCCAATCTGTTCCTGGAGAATGACAATACGTTGAACCCTGCCATCGGCTTGGCTAACATGATTGTTAGCTCGGTCATGGTGCCTCCTTTCGTCTGGGAGTGGAACCGCTACACCATCCCGTTCACTTGTGTCGTCGGCCAGACTGATTATGTCTTAACTCCTCAGGCAGGCTCGCCGCCAGTGGCCAACTTTGGCTTCATCGAGTCGGCCTACGTCCTGGTCACGAATGATGGCTCTGTGGATGCTGGACGCATCTTTCAGCTGTCGATCCAACGTTCGCTTGAGAAGTCCAGTGACAAGGGTAAGCCGGACAAAATCTGTGTATTCACCGATGACGGTGCTGGAGATATTACCTTCCGTCTGAGCAACGCTCCTGATCAGACTTACACAGGAGTTATCACCTATCAGGGTGCTCCGACTCTGTTCTCCACGGTCCCATCCAGTTCTGGTGTCAACGCCAACTGGCCGATCCCGGACAAGCTGAACATGATCTACAACTGGGGCATGCTCGCTCTTGCCTGCTTGTACACGAATGATCCTCGTTGGCAGACTCTCAATCAGAAGTTCGTGGCTCATCTACTCGCGGCCCAATCTGGCCTGGATGAGATGCAGCGCGATCTCTTCGCCTCACAATGGATGCAGTTCACATCTCAACTTGGCTTGATCGGTCTGAAGAACACTCAGTCCACTCAGGCGAGAGGGGTGTAAATGTCCACTCCTTTTCTGCAGTCAGGCGCGGTCCCTGAGGGCCAGAGTCACTGGGCTCCTATCTGGACCAATGAATTCTTCACAGGCAACTGGACCGTTCGCAATCCTCTCCGTGATGCCGCTGTTCCCTACTTGTATGGCAAGTTCTATGCAGCCTCGCGTTACGAATCTGTGTGGGATGGCCAGAACATGGAGATTTATCCTGATCTGACCTGGGGCCGCTCTCCCGGTCATAGCGTGTACAACTCAAACACGTTGCCAGCTGCCACAGGCTTCTTTGAATTTCACGTCACGGGCGTGAACACTCCTGACACTATCCAGATCCTCATGGATACTGCCTCCACGATTTATCGCATCGATAGCAATCTGCAGAAAGTTATTCTCTCAAAGTCTGCAGGAG